AGTCCAGATCGCAACAGTCGGAAAGCGAGTCTTGCGATAGCGCCGGTACTGTGCGGTTTGCGTGGTGGCGTCGATGCTATGCCACAGCATACGGTCGGAAAGGCGGCTCATGCTTCTTCTCCTTTTACCCGTGAAATGGCGGCACGGAGAGAAACATACTCTGGCTCTTCGCCATCATTTGCCATCCTTTCAATTGAGTGACCGTTGCCACGCTCACTATCAATAATTTCTGCGTAGTACCCAAGTGTATGCAAAGCCTCTTCAGCCGTATCGATAAGCTCGGCTACTGCGGCCCTAGCTTCATCAAGACTCAGGCTCCTGTGTAGTCCTGCATCAAATAGACGAGAAGATGCTAGTTCCATTTCATTCAGTACATCAACACTCGTATTCATATTCATGCCTTAACAAGTTTAAGTTTTGTTGGCTTAGGCCAATCATGCGGGCTTTTGCGGCAATGCAGCATGTAGCCCTTGACTGTCGGCTCTGGCTCTATCGTGTAACCTTGCTCGCTCATCACCTCTAGGTACGTGTCGATCTTGTGATAGGGAATAGTGGTGTGAATCATGTCGCCACTATGCATGTGCAGCCAAGCTGCTGGCGGTTTGCGGTGCTTCGTCATAGGTCCTACTGTAGCAAGGGATTGGGCCTTGCGGTGTTCTACCATTAGGATAGTGTGTTGACGAAAAGGTAGTTTATTGGAGCACCGGGTAGGCGTAATCTAGCCTCACTGACAGGGCAGACGCCCATACGGAGAGGCAACATGGCTACCAAGTACGATAACTGGAAGACCTCAGCGCCGGACACCAATAGCGAGGAATGGACTGAGGCCGTAGAGGATGTGGCGGACGAAATCGGATCGATTGAGCGGGCTGAGATGGTGCAGACGTTGGCAGCAGCTACGGGCGCTCTGGACTGGATCGCTAGTGCTATCGAGCTGCCGCAGCATCATGTTGCCGCATTCCGGAATTTAATCGCCATGGCCGATAGCTACCGCGATCAGGTTGAGGACGCGATGGAGGTGTTTCATGACCCGCGAGATTGATTGGAAGAAGAAGGATGTTTGGACTCATCGCGAGTCTAACTTTTGCGTAGAAATTAGCCGCCATGATGGTCCTAAGCTGGATGGTACGGCTGAAAACATTTGGTGCGTGTATGCTTACGTCTGGAACAATCATCCTGCGTTCGCCCTGTTCAAGCGAGATGGCAGGCCTTCGGATCAGCCTTACTTTGAGGTTCACAGCTATCCAAGCTTTTACAAGCCACATATGAATAAGGATGGCGAAGTTACTTCCCATCAAATAGGGTGGGATTACAACCATGATGGTGACTGGCACTATCTTGAATGCGAAACAGAGGATGACGCAGCCAGTGTTTTTTGGGATGCCGCTGGACTAGCAAATCAGTTGAGGAATTGGGGAAATGAGGATTGATTGGTGCTTGGTTTTCAGCGACATTCGCACTATCGCAACCGTAGCCACCATGACCGTATGCGTCAGCGGCTTGCTCATCATCGCTTGGATCGGAGTGGCATACTGATGCTTAACAAATGGACTAGCCTTGCGACTTTCCTTGTGTGCCTCGCAGGCATCTACTACTGCTGGCACGATGATAGCGGCGGCATCGTACTTTTCACGTTCGGCGCGGCTGTATGTGGAGTGCTAACCTACTTTGAGTGGAGGAAGTGATGAGTAAGTGGACAAAAGACGCAGCACTAAACGCACTAATTGCAATTTTTAATAACGCGGAGGAGTTTGAAGGACCGGATGGAATGTGTGTATGCGTCGATCTTAGCTTGTGGCATGAGGCATCTGACGCAATCGATTTTCTTGCCAGTGGATACGACGAAGAGACGCTGGCTAGCCTTGAATAATTGTCGATAGAACATACCGTCTCAGCTAGAGAGACTACAGCACGCTAAAATAGCTGTACGATGCAGATATGGAGTGAATGCGGCTACTCACCGCAGATTGATACGACCTCAGCCTTACTAGCGTATCAGCCATCCGTGATCCTATAGGCCAAGTGCACTGGTACGGGGAGGTGGCAGCAAACGATAAGGTTCCTAGGGATGAGTTCTAGGCACTCCACCACTAAGAGAGGAATAGGGATGAATGAAGTAGTTGAGGCGCAGCCGAAAGAGCAGCGCATGGCCCCGTATCAGGCGGCTATCAAGAAAGCAGAGGAAAAGTTCCGAGAGGTAGCTGAAAAGACGGTCAACTATGATCGTGAGTGCATCTTTGCTATGCAGGCATTGATGAAGACTGACTTCGCCATGCAGACCGCCAATAAGAACCCGAAGTCTGTTCACCTGGCTATGATTAACGTGGCGTCCACCGGCCTTACGTTGAACCCGGCCAATGCCTACGCGTACCTGATCCCGCGTGATGGCGCTATTGTCCTAGACATTAGCTACAAGGGCCTTATCAAGATCGCCACGGACACCGGCTCTATCCGGTGGGGCCGTGCTGAGATTGTCTACGAAAGCGATACTTTTGAGTACCATGGCCCAGCACGCGAGCCGATCCACAAGTGCAACCCGTTCAAGCGAAAGGATGATCACCAAATCATCGGTGTCTACTGCATCGCTAAGACTAGCGACGGCGATATTCTAACCGAGGTCATGGGCGCTGATGAGCTTGAGAAGATTCGCGGCAAGTCCATGAGCTACGCTAAGAAAAAGTCGGGGCCGTGGGTTGAGTGGTTTGAGCAGATGGCTAAAAAGGCCGTCATCAAGCGCGCTAGCAAGACTTGGCCGTATACCGAGCGAGCCGAGAAGCTAAATCAGGCAATCGAGATGGCTAACGAGTCTGAAGGTGGCTATGACCTTGATGCCGAGGCCGTAAAGCTTGTCAGCCAGGATCAAGCGGCAACTATCCGCTATTACATTGAGGCTTCGGGCATTGATGCGTCTAAGCTTCTTGGGATCATCGGTGTTGAGGCGGTTGAGGCGATTCCGGCTAGCAGGTTCACTGAGGTTGTTCAGACCATCCAAGAGGCTTCGCAGGCGTGAGGATTCTAGAATGTGACCAATATTCTCCTGAGTGGTGGGCGGCTCGGGCGGGCGTTCCTACGGCATCAAATGCGGATCGAATGCTGACCGCAGCGGGCAAGCCATCATCTAGCCAGTCTGCTTACATGGCCGAGCTGATCGATGAGATTGTTCGCCCGCGTGATGAGCGGCCTAGTGATGAGCAGGCATTCGGCGGTAATCGACACACTGAGCGTGGCAATGAGTTGGAACCAAAGACTCGGGCTTGGCACAGCCTAGTTAGCGGATGTGAAATCAAGGAAGTCGGAATGATCTTCCGCGATGATGGGCTAGTGGCTTGCTCGCCGGATGGGCTAATGCTTGGGCGAGACTCACAGCCAATTGGAGGTGGCGAATACAAGGCTCCCGAAGGCAAGAAACATGTACTATGGATGATCGAGAACAAACTGCCGGATGAGCATAAGCAGCAGGTTCATTTCTCCCTAGCGGTGAGCGGTTTACCGTTTTGGGAGTTCGTGAGCCACTGTCCAGGTTACAAGCCGTTCCGAATCCGCGTAACACCGGACGATTACACAGCCAAGATGGCGGCTGAGATTGACGCATTTGTCATCAAGCTACATGCAGCAAAAGAAAAGTTCATCGACTATATCAACCAAAGGAAGTGAGATGGCACAGGTAGTTCAGCGTTACAACGTGGCCGCAGGCCGACCGTACACCACGCGAGACGGTCAAGATAAGAAGCAGTGGATCAACGCAGGCCGAGCGGTTCAGTGGGATGACGGCGGAATCAGTATTGAGCTGACGGCGGTTCCCGTTGGAAATTGGTGGGATGGCAAGCTTTCTCTGTTCGTGCAGGAAGAGAAGCAGCAGGGCGGCAACAGTGGTGGCGGTCAGCGTCAGCAGGCTCCTCAGCAGCGTCAGCAGCAGGCACCTCGACAAAGCGGTAGCAATGAGTTCCAAGACGACGACATTCCCTTCTGATAGGAAATTAACAATGACCACTAAGCAAGAACTTGAACTGTCCGTTTCCAACGCCAAGGTCGCGCTTGCAACCGCTGAGGCTGCACTTCAGGCATTCAATGATGCGCCTGAGAACAACCGATTCGACAATCTGGATGATGCTCTTGCGCAGATTGAGGATGAGCTTCGTAGCCAGGCTTTTGAGGATTGCCAAGGCGCTTACAACTGCGGCGCAGACTCCTACAGCAAGGAGTTCTATGTAGGCGAAACGCTCTATCGTGGAACGGCTGAGTTTGAATACAACCGCCATGACAAGACCTATTACTACATCGACGGATGCACCTTCACTTATGAGGAAGTGAAATGACCAAGCCTAAGAAGAAGCCTAAGACTGGCGATGTTGTGGGGTGGGCAATCATCAATCGTGTTTGCGGTGTCTATGACACTTATGGGTCGCGGCATCAAGCACGGCTAAATCTGTTGGATGCGCAGAAGTATGGAAGCGTAAAGCCATACCGAATCGCCAAGATCGTCCTAGCCAAGTGAACCTAAGCGAGCGCATCCGTAGCCGCCTGTCATCTCCAAAGACAGCTGCGGATGTTCACTCAGAGATAGGCAGCAACCTTGCACTCATCCGTGGCTGCATTCAAACGATGGTCAAGGTTGGCCTGCTACAACGTATTGGAGAAGCCAAGCCATATCTCTATCAGGTGGCTAGGCCGCTGAAACAGAAGCTAAGAGGTGTAGAAAAGACTATGGCAGTATCGCAAGCGCAACAGGTTCGTGATTGGCTTAAGGCCAATGGCCCAGCCAGGAACGCAGAAGTAAGCAAGGGAACGGGCTTCCCACCAAAACAGTGCAGCCGAATCCTAAGCTATATGAAACGTTATGGCTGTGTGAGACAGGATGATGATCGCATGTATCACTTTGTCCGTGATGCGATCCAGATGCAGGCTATGACTGCTGATGAAAAGCGAGAGGCTAACGCCCGCAACAATCGCAGCATGCGCGCAAGAATCAAGGCTATCCAGCAGCAGGAGATTGCAAATTCACGTAAGGCTGATGCTATGACAATCAAGGTTAAGCTTCAGGTTGTGGAGGATGATCGGCCTAAGCAGTCTGTTGATGAATGGCTTGCAGATGGTGGCGTGATCGACCGCAGTCCTACTGAGCATAAGTTTGAACGCCTCACCAAGGCTGACATTGAATCAGCAGCAGCCCGAGGTTTTGGAGGCTATCAGACGCCATACAGCAGACGATTCAGCACGATTGGATGAAATACGGGAGCCAATTGGCTCCCTTTTTGTTACTACAGTGTTCTATCCATGGTATTGATAGGATTTGTGTAAGATCGTAATCTAGAACTACACCAACGAACTGAGTGGCAGCCATGATGAACATCGAATACACCGCCGAGCAGATGGAAGCGCAGCGCCAGGCATGCGTCGCCGCCTATGCCGCTGGTTTGCCGGAGATTGTCATCGAGGTTGATGTAGACATGACCCCTAAGGGGAAGCGTACTGCTCGTATCGTGCAGACTGACCGGAATGGCCGTCAGCTTCGTTGGTACGTCGCTGGCCGCATCTACCGTGAGTTCGGCTCGATCAATAATGTGAATGTGAACCTGACCAATGAATGGCTTGCCGCGTAAGGAGAGGTGGATGGAACGCGAAGATATTGATACAGATACAATCGAAGGAAAGATTTCCGTCATGTGTGCATGGCGAGATAATCGCACCGTGCTTTGCAAGCACAAGGAAACTGACGGGATGTGGTCCGTCTATGTCCCTTCACATGATGGCGATTGGAATTGGGATCATTTCGACTATGCGATTGCTGCGCCCGATCAAACCCCTGATGAGATTTGGGTTGCGTTTGATTCTACAGGTGGCGCTCCTGTGTTCGGTACTCACATGAAGCATGAGGCCGATCAGTATGTTTCTGACGGCTACCAAGTTCACAAGTTCACAAAGTCTAATTAAGGAAAAGCCCCATGAAGAAGATCATTACCGCCATCATCATCGCCCTGTCACTCAGCGCCTGCGGCACGCTGCGAGAGTTCAACAAGCCGGAAGTCGGCGCTGACGGTAGCCGTGAGTTCCGAGCTACCGCTGCCATTGGACGCTGCCGCTGCTAAGCCGTGAAGTTCAAGGGAACCTCAGTTAGGTCTACAATGAAAATTGTAGCTGGCTGGGGTGAGCTTGTTGCATTTCCTGGCGGGAAAGTGTTTGTTAGCAAAATCTGTGAAAAAGTCTCGTGGCGCGAAAGGAATATTCTGTTATCGCTTGTCATGTGTATCCCGTCTGAATAAGAAGTACATCTGTCTTGAGATACAGAGTTGTAATAGAACCTAGGAGACGGAACAGCTACTCCGATTTTAGTTCCAAGGAAGAATTGACCAACTTCATAAACTACGCCAGTAAATGTATCTGGCAAAGTAACAACCTGAAGGACTCTCAGGCCCTTTCTTCTGGAATCATAGAATACTGATCCGCTTTCATCCCGCATCCTCAATCCCACCGGTCCAGAAGGGTTATTTGTAGCGCCGCTGAAAGTGTAATACTCAAGGGTTTTTTGAGGTGCATTATTAGCAGCAAAAACCCAGCAACTACTTATCCCGCTGAATCTTGAAACAGAATTAACAAGTGAATATCCAGTTCTGTATTCTGGAACATCGTTTATGTACCGAATTACATGAAGATCACTAGTGCCTCTAGTGCTTGAAAGATAACCTCGATGGGTCGAGCTGGCAAAAGGAGGGCTACCACCAGTGGAGCCAGCCTGAAAAGTGCTGGTATCCAATGTTCCAGACTTTACTAGCTGAAGGTTTGTATACCCGCTGGCAATCTGCAACTGTCCAGATGCTTGATTTCTAACGCGTAGCCCGACAGCCATTAGCTATAAACTCCATAATGAAGCGTAATTCCACCGATGGTATTTGTATTTGGCTGCGATGGGAATTCTTCAAACCTTACATGGTAATGAACAACATCATCAATCCATGTCCAATTGATTGAGTTTCCAGAAATTGTTACAGATGGCACAATAACACCATATTCTGAGCGCTGGTCATCGCATGTAAAGTAATAAAAAGGCTGACCTCCTGAGAAGTCGTTAACTACTATTCCTCCATTAGCTTCTGGCGGCGCTCTCCATCTATTATTTACGTTGATTGGGTTGTATAGAGGGAACTTATACGATCCAATCGTCTTTGTAAGGCGAGTGGTCACAGTAGTTTCTACATATCCGCTCTCGCTTCTAATTCTAAGGCCAACGTCAGCCATTACAGCAGCACTCCCAATTCAACAGCCGGATTACCATTAGGGTAGTAGATATATACGCCTTGGTTGGTGATGTTCAAGCGGTATCCGCCAGCGATAGAGCCGTTGAACTCAAACCCACCGCCAGCAGCCTTGTTAATTCTCCATCCCGTCTGACCCGAAACATAGTCATCGGATTGAATTGTACCGCTGATCTTGGCATTGGTGATCGCCGCATTGGCAATCATGGCGTTGGTGATCCAGCTAGTTCCGATAAGCGCCTGGCTAATGAAGGTCTGACCACCTTGGATGACGAACGGGCTAGTGACCTGGCCGTTAGCCACGTTAATTACAGCAAATCGGTCAGCCTGCATGAGAATCTGAGATTGGAAGCTACCATCTGGCTGATTCTCAATGCCGACGCCCATACCAGCAGCGTAATACTGCCCATTAGCAGCAATCTGAAGCTTCACCGTCCACGATGTACTGATCTTCCCATCAAGATCAACTAGAGCCTGAGAAGTCTCTTGAACGCTCGCAGAAACATAATTCAGCCCATCAGCAACATCCCCAACGCTTGCTTGCACAGTTTCTACGCGCTTGCCTAGTGCATAGTCCTGCGTAGCAATTACTGTCTGAATCGTTGTAGTGCCTGCAAATACGTCATTATCAGCAGTGTAATCGTCCTCATCACCAGTAAATTGAGTGTCGATCGATGCAAAGAGACCATCAACCTTCTGTCCTTGTGCAGTCAATTGCCCATCAATTTGGCTAACGTCTAGCTCAAGCTGATCGACTCGGCCAACGATAGCCCCAGCCTCTGCAATAGCCTCGCCAACGTCCTGCCAGTCAGCACTAGGAGGCTGATTGTTTCCGGGCGTTGGGTTGGTCCAGCTATAGATTCGGCCATCGTAAATTACAGTCTGGCCTTCTTCATACACCGCATCAGGATCATAAATGAGAGGCACGATGTTGTCGATACTGTCGATCTTAGACAGCAAATCCTGACCAAGCGCGCTCTCAGTAATGCGGCCAGAGAAGTACGCATCATATTCAGTTTGATCTACGCTGGACTCACCGACAACACCGGATCCTTCCGGATACCAAGGCCCAATGTTGCCGCTACGGTCAACTAAGCGACCCCAAAAATAGAACTTAGCACCAGCAGCAAGACCATTTATTTGATGACGATCTTGCGGGTATGCGAAGTCTCCGAGTTTGATGGAACTGGCGCGATCTGGGCCCTGCGAATACCAAATCTCAGTGCGCTCTGTATCCGTAGCCCCTTGCGGGAATCCCCAGCGCAGTCCAATAGCGAACACAATGCTAGTGGTCGTCAGAGAGGTGAGCGACGGCGGCGGCGTAGTCTTTCCGTCGATCTGCGTCAACATACTAGTGGCGGGAATTGACCTGGCTCCAAGTGCATTGACTGCACGGACCCTAGCTAGGTATTGACCGGCATAGGCTCCTCGAATGTCTACGCTAGTAGAACTAACTCGACCCATGCGAACCCAATCCATATCATCTCGACGCCACTCAACTTCATACTCAATGGCATTGGGCGCAGCATCCCACTGAATCGTAACGTCAGTGCGAGCAATGGCCTGATCGATAACAGAAAATGAAGTAAGCGTAACGTTCGTAGGCGGGGCCTGAACGCTAGGCGGGATGACACTAATAGGCGGCTGCTCTAGGCGCGTGCCATCATCGATATAGGCAAACTTATCTGCACGATAGGATAGGCCGGAAATCGTATAGGTCCCGTCCTCATTATCGGCCACGCCCATGCAGCGGAATGTTTCCGCCACAAGCTCAGTCTTTTCAAAGATGAACACGCCTTGCTTGGCCGGATTAGCTGACCAGTCTACCGTTACAGTTACGACACGGCCTGATACGGACTGGATAGTCCTAGCCTCGATCCTTCCAGTCGAAAGCATGACCTTAATCGTATCGCCTGCAACAATGTCATCAGGGATTTGATCGACAGTTACGCTATCGGCAGTGAATGCGCCGATACGCCCACCCATGCGGCGACCAGCACGGTTCCGATTGGAGACGTTGAACACATCGCCTGGCGATACAAGAACACCCTCTAGGCCAACCTTAAACGCAATCGTTTCGCGCTCAAGATTCTCAGAAACGAGAATGTGATTGCCGATGCGCTGAGCCTGCCCGCGAGACGTACAGCCGATAGCCGTAACTTCAGTTTCTTGGATTCCATACCGGATCAGGCCAGGGCGGAATTCAACGCGCTCAACCTTCTGGCGTCCCATGTCTGTCTGATCGGACCACGACACAAGGGCAACGGTATGCCGTACCTTTTTGCCCGAGCTTTCGTATTCAAAACGGCCATCAACAACATCTGCGTTTGTATATCCTACCGATACCTGCTTAGGCATATCGGCAGATGCGATCATCTGCCCTACGGCGTAGTAGCTTACTCCACGGAAAACCGCAGCCAAGTCCTGAAGCACCTTATAGGCGTCAGCGCGGGTCTGCATGTAGACGTTGCAGGTAAAGCGAGGCTCCTGACCGCCAAAGCCATCGGAAACCATCTCATCGCAATACTGCGCGATCTGATACAGGTTCCACGCATCCACCCATGCGGCAGGAATGTTGTTGCCTAGGCCAAATCGGTCATTGGTAACAATGTCATAGAACACCCATGCCGGGTTGTTCGTCCACGCTGACTTAAATGTGCCATTCCAGACACCGTTAGTAGTGCCGGGTCCAGTAGTAGCATATGTCCTTAGCTCTGGATCGTAGTTAGCCGGAACCTTGATGATTCGGCCATAGACGTTGCACGCAATCGTAGGCAGGCTCTGGAACTGCTGAGCATCTACAGACACAGCCAAGAGCGCGCTATTTGGATAGCGCAGCTTAGCGTCGATAATCTCGGTGATCGACTGAACACGAGTGGTATCAGCAACCGTAGAGGAGTTTGCGTTAGGCGTTAGGCGACGTATACGGATTTGCCACTGACTGCCAGGGGGCAAGTCAATGCGATGGCTTCGCTCATACTGAGTAGTTGTCTTGCCAGTGAAGGCGCTATTCAATACGGTAGTGTATGCGCCACCGTCTGTAGCCACGTCGATAGCGTAGGAGACACTATAGCCAACCGTATCGCCATTGCTGGTATCGACCTTCTGCAAAGAATCAACCGCCACGCGGACACGAACAGCAGAAAGGTCCGATCCAGATACAGTTCTGACAATAGGGGTATCAGCGCGGAGTTCTACCCCGACAATTACCTCATTTTCAACGCTGGGGAAGCCAGGGATATAAGACTGATCCTGAGTACCTGAGCGCGTCTCAACAGCGACATTCTGGAAGTTGAATGTGCCATCTGAATTCTGTAGCGGAGTCCCTTGCAGGTATACCGACCTATAACCGTTGACAAGCCCACGCATCTCCCCCTCACCGAGAAGGAGGATAGTCTTAGCATAGGAAATAGACCGCAGGCTGTCGGGAGACTCTACGGGAGTACGGCCAGCAGTCGAACCCTTGCCGCCAGCGCCAACGATAGATAGGTTTCTGTTTTTCAAGGGTTCCGCCGATTTGTAGTTAAGCGTTAGTCG